TGTCGACCGGCATTTGCGGCCGATACAATGCCTACACGGTGCCTGACAGCGTTGACGGTGCTATTGCCAACGCCTCCGCTCTCGGCATCAATGCGCTCAACGCAGCTACGGTGGCGTCTTTGCTCGGCAAGCATGTCGACCGCGGAGACGAGAAGGTCGCAGCCTACGTCTTGACTAGGTACCATCGCCTAGCCAACCCTCACCGGCGCCAGATCAACACCACCGCACTCTCCGACGCCTGCTCACAGACCTACACCTTCGCGACCAATCGCTACGATGCTGATGCCAAACCTCTCGCCGTGCCCTACTGCTGCCCCCTTGATCCCAATGCGTATGTACCTTTGGTTGATCAGGACACGGAGCAGCAGACTATTCATGGGAGAGTGACACAGTTCCAGCGCAATTATAGCGAGGCCAAAGCCAACCCTGATGTGCCGAGCTACGCCGCCGAGTTTGTGCAGTGCCTGGGCGCGCGAGGCGTGCTATTGCCCACCGACTATGATGAGGTCGAGGCGCGGCAGGACCGCCCGACTCAGCGCGCGGTCAACGACCTGGGCTTCTTGCATGATGGCTTCGGAGACAACAACATCCGCGCCTTCACCAAGGCCGAGCCTGTCGGCAAGCCTGGTGATCCGCGAAACATCTCTCCGATGCAACCACCAGCCAAAGTTGGCTGGTCGCGGTACATGTATGCCCTTCATGACCATCTGCAGACGTTTGCCTGGTACGCACCTGGGTGCACGCCCAAGCAGGTCGCGTATCGGGTCGTTGAGTTGTGTGAGAGCGCTACGTGGCTGGTCAATGAGGATTTCAGCCGTATGGACGGCCACGTTGACATCACGTGCCGTGAGCTCGAGTCCATGCTCATGCACCACCTGTTCTCCCCCACCTGTCATGCTGAGATGGAGGAACTGCAGGCGATACAATTCATGCGCAAGGCCGTCACTTCACAAGGCGTCAAGTACCGCACAGGATACTCGCGGGCTTCCGGCAGCCCTGAGACAACTGTGTTCAACACCCTCATCAGTGCGTTCAAGTCGTTCCTCGCATGGCGCCTACAAGGTTCGGGCGTGGCAGAGGCGTTCGAAAATTTGGGGGTGTACGGCGGCGACGATGGGGTCACCGCCAACATCGGTGAGAAATTTCTCATCAAGGCCTCCGAGATGATTGGCCAGGCCCTTGAGCCCGAGACCATTCACAGGGGCGCGCGCGGAGTGACTTTCCTCTCGCGCAT